ACCGACACGCTACTAGAAGCAACGTTTTGCCAGTATCCAGCGGTTGAGTTATAGCGAATCAGGTCATTGTTTGCCAGTGTCCCAAACTGCACATTGGAATCTGTGCCGCCCAAAACAGAACCAGCATTGACACGAACCAGAATAACGCCACCACCGCTAGAGTTTCCGTTGATGACCGCACCAACTTGAACCTTGACGTTGGGTGCGCTTGGCTTGGTCGCCGTGTAACCACCTGTGACCGCAGGGTTGTACCAAAGCACCTCACCATCGCCAATGCCAGAAGTGTTGACATTACGCAAAGTGCCTTCATATTGCACCAAACCAAAGCTATTTAAGGCAATGTCCTCTGCCGCAATACCCATGATGTATGAACCATCAGAGATACCCGTTGCGGGTGCGCCTGTGGCAACGCCAGAAGCCCCCACAGAGCCTGTAAACATCACCACTTCACCCTTAGTGATGGCAGACGAGGCTTTGATGTAATAGTATTGATCTTCTAATGCATGGCCTGTCACATTAGTGGTCATGCCAACATTGACAGTTGTACCGCCATCCCACCAAATTTTTCCAACCGCAGCGGTAACAGTTGCACCTGTGTTGAACTGCAAATAGTCAGCACCAAGGTTTGTCAGCCCTGTTGCAGTTCCACCAGTGATTGCCACCGCATTTGCGTTTTGGGTGGACATAGTGCCCAAACCCGTCACTTGCGTATTGGCTATGCTGATGTTGGTGTTAGTAACACTTGTGATCTGCCCTTGAGCGTTGACCGCAAACACAGGCACAGCAGACGCTGACCCATAGGTTGATGCGCTAACCCCTGTGGCTGCAATGCTAATGGTCTGTGCGGAAGAACCATCGTAACTACCCGCTGACAAACCTGTGCCAAATGTCAGGGTTTGCGGATTGGCTGCGGTAATCGTTGCGCTTCCACCCAATGTGACAGATGTGCCATTCAGCGTAAAAGTGCTGTTTTGCAGTTGGGCGTTAGTGATTGTTCCAGAGGTGATCTGATTGGCATTAATCCCAATCGATGTGTTGGTCACAGAGGTCAATTGACCTTGTGCATTCACAGCAAAGACAGGGACGCTAGAACCAGAGCCATAGGTCGCAGCCGCAACACCTGTGTTGGTGATGCTGAACTGATAACCAGATAGCGTCAGTCCTGTGCCAGCGGTGTAAGTTGCCGCAACGCTGAAGTTAGACCATGTGATTGCGGTTACACCAAGAGTGCCGCCAGGTTGTGCAGGGCAATACCATGCCGAACCAGCCAAAGACGCACCGCTTTCAATAAAACAAATGGCAGAAACCAGCTCATCCCACACATTTGCGTCAGCAGATCGTGACCATGCGCCAGATGCAACCGTGTAAATGCCATTTTCTGATGCTGTGTTCTGGTTCTTGACCAAAACCCTCATGCCAGCAGTCAAAGACGATGCCCAATCGCCACCACCCTGAGTCGTTAGACCTGAGAGGGTAATGTCAGCAGTTGTGCCGTAATTGACGGGCGGTTTCCATGAAATTCCCGCCACATACCCATCAACATATTGCTTATTAGCAACATCCAAAGCAGTTGATGGAGCAGTATTAACCTGTGCAGTCGTAAAAATAGCACTAGAGGGCGATGTTGCGCCTATCGTAGTGCTATTGATCGTGCTGTTGGTTATGTTCAGACCAGATTGGCTAGGATTAACCGATGCGTAAAAGGGTTGACCCTGACCAATAAAGGTCTGGAAAGTGCCATCAGTCGAAAAATACGCCTGAACTGGCAGTAAGTTTTGTACTGACGAATCGGCGGGATTAGACATTACAGCCCCACAGGTGTCACATAAACGATGGACGGGCCAGCAGCCGAGCCAATCATTCGCACATAACAAGGCGTAGTCGGAACTTCAAAAATAATGGCGTTGTTCATGTTCGGAGGCAGAACAAAATCGCCAGTGGTTGAGCCACTTACAGGCAACACAGGGGCACTCAAACCAGTAGGGCCAAATTTGACAGCCACAGAGGTTGCGCCAGTGTTAATCAAAGAAACAAAATTGTTTTGGTCATTGGTGCTTGAAACAATCAGTGCTTCAGAGGTGGCAGAAGCCCCCACCGATACAGCCGTTGTTACGCCAATTTTGCGAATGGTGGAGGTGGTAGCCATAGACCTTCCTTTTGAAAGATGTTTTATTTTAGCCCATTAGCGGTTTTTTAACCACTTTCCTATGTGCCCTTGAAAAATTTTTAGTCCAGTATGCCCCATCGCCATTTCAGGGTCAATCCATACCTGACCACCAATTTTTCGCCATTTAATGCAGAAACTGTAATCCTCTCCCCACTTGTAACCATCCTCAAATTCATGGTCAAAAAGGGGGTAAAACTGTTTGTCACGCTCTGCCGTGTAGTAATGCTTTTCTGGATAAGCCTCAATCATCTTGGCTATGCAATTACGGCTTAACTTGAGAAACCCAGTGGCAACAGACTTGACCTCCAACAATCCAGTTGCAGGGTCTGCCCACAATTGAGGCTTGTCAAGGTAATGAATCGGGTATTCAATTGGGTCACGCCTCCTAGGGTAAACCCCTGCTACCACATCAACAGGCGCATCAATCAATCTTAACAGTGCGCCTTTTTCCCAAGAAACATCATTATCGATAAACACCAAGCAATCGCAATCAGACTCATAGAATTGGGTTGCGATTACCCCCCTGCTGTCAGCAATCAGGGCGTTTCCAATATCGTCTACCAATGTAAATGTATCGCCTCTGTTAACCAGCGTGATAAGGTCTGTGAACAGTGACCGCATCGTGCCCATGTGGACAACGCCTGTATATGCGGGGATGGCAATCATTACGTGCATGGTTTCTCCAAAAAAAAACCTCCCCACTTTTTGAGCAGGGAGGTTCAGGTCAGAATGAATTAGGCTGTGATGCCGACATTCTTGAGTGCCGTGATGATCGCATTGGTAGCTGCGACAAACTCAGCAGTGGTGGGGCCAGCGGTCAATGCGGTGATAGCACCCGCCTGTGCGACAGGGGTTTCACCATAAAAACCGACCAAACCACCCGCAACGCCAACAGCAACGCCATCAGCGGCATTACCATTGAGCAGATAAACGGGGGTGACTGTGGAAGCGGGTCCAGGATTAGACATGATCTGTTTCCTTTCCTAATTAAGAAGCCACTCGGCAAGCGAGTTCGGGATACAACGGTGCCCATCCATACAACACATCCAGACGAGTCGGGATGGAGTCGTTGTTGATGGTGTACTGGCGAACCACACGCATTGACAGACCGATTTCCTTGTCGGAAGCACGACCCGCAAAATGCACGCCCTCGGGCAGCTCAAGATCAGCCACTGCCAGCGTGAACGCATTGCGGTGCATGATGATGTTCTGCGGAGAAACTGCGCCAGCTTTGTTGTAGAAGTTGATCGCAGCGGTTGCGCTGGTTGACGGGATGCTTACGTTCTGGAACTGACCACCGCTGATGATAGCGGGGCTGACCACAACGGTAGAACCGCTGATCGACTTGATGACAAAGTTACGCAGACGGTTAGAGCCGTAGGCTTGACGGTTCTGCGGGTTCACAGCATACACGCCGTCAATGGTGAAGGTGTCGCCCACGTTGGGGGTCACAGTACCAGACTTGGTGATGGTGATGGTGCTGGTAGAAGCCCAACCAGAGGTCAGGATACCAGTGTTGCTCGAGGTGGTGTCAGCAGTGGCAGTGCCAGCAAACGAACCAAACGTCTGAGGGCTAACGTTCTGGTCGAGTTTCCAGTTCATGCCAGCAGAGTCACGACCCATCAAGCCCTTGCGGTATTGCTCGCCAATCGCCTCTTGGGGAACGAACAGACCTTTCAGGCTGTTGACGATCACTGCAGAGGTGAAGGGTTCAACGATGCAAGAACGACGTCCATCACGAGGTGCGCCTTCGGCATCCAGATAAGCACCAGCGGTCAGGTAAGTGCCCAAATCGGTGCTTGGAGTGCCAGGAGTACCAACGATGTTGGCGGTGTTCAGACGAGCCATTGCCAATCCATCGTTGTCAATCTTGTTGGCGATTGCAGCGATAGCGGGTTTCAGCACTCGGTCAGAGAACATATCCAGAGACAGAGCCAAATCCTGAGTGGTGAATTGGGTGTCAACGTGGAACTGGGTGGACAGCGTAACGGGCACGCTCGTTTCGTTGAAATCTTCAACGTTCAGGGCGGGGCCAGTTGTGCCGATGAAACGACCAGGGCGACGGACGTTGACGGTGTTACCGATCTTCGCACCGACCACAGCAAACTGGTCATCATAGTTGCGGTCAACTTCCGACGTGAAAGTCAACTCGTTTTCCAAGACCATCAATGCTTCATTGGTGATCTTGCTAATTGTCAGAAGCGTATTAGACATTACGCTCTCCTTTCAAATTCAATGGACAAAAAAGGGTTACCGAACCTTACCCGCTTTTCGTGCCGCTTTCCATTCAGCATAGCTTCCATACCAGTTGCCATCGCTAGATAGCTTGGTATCCGCTACACCAGAAGCAGCCTTAATTGGCGTGACAGGTGCTGGTGCTTTACTTCTGACCACAGGCTTTTCTTCGGCTTTCGCCTCAAATCGTGCCTCTAGCTTACCGATTTCTTTCAAAGCAGCCCTTGTCGGCATTGAAGCAACTTTTTTGGCGAATTCGCTGTTCTCTGCAAGGTGGTATAGGATTTTTGGGCCTACATCACTCTCTAAGATCGCATCACGAATATCGTCCGACACAACCACATCAGAAGATGCAACCATGTCATCAAAGTCAGGCAACTCGGCTTTGGCAGTTTCGACCTTCTTTGACCATTCCTGAATCATTGACTGTCGTGCTGCTTCGGCTTTTGCCTCTGCTTCTTGCCGCTTCATTTCCTCAATCCGCTTGTCAGCCGTGTACTCTGCTAGAGCCTTGGCATATTCAAACGCATCTTGGAACTGACTCGGTTGTGGTTCTTGATCTACAAACTCCTTTTTGGGGGCTTGTTGCTCAAGTGCCGCTAACCTCTGTTCCAGCTCAACCCTTCGCTGACGCTCGGCCTCCGCTTCTTTGCGTGCTTCCTCACGTTGCTTAGTAATCTCGCTAAACCGCTTTTCTAGCTTCGGATTTTGCTTTTTAGGCTCGTCCTGTGGCTTGGCTTCCTCTCTTGCTTCAGGTTCACTCCCTTCCGCTTCACCTTGTTCTGGCTCTGTCTGTTGCTTTTCTGCAACATCAGCCTCAGACGCTTGGCTATCGGGGGCTAAACCCAAT